CAATGTCAATTTACATTTCTGATTCGGACACACTTGCAATCCTGGATAGTGTAGTATCGAGTGAGCTTACGAAGGTAAATTTGCAGGAAATAACATCTCTTCCAGCAGAGTGGAAAACAGATGTAGAAAAAAGAAACCGCTATTTACTGGAACTTTTCAAGATCAAAAAGCGCGGGCTCAGTCCTGCGACAATCAGCGGATATATCCGATCTGTAAAAAGGTTATCTGACATGATGGGGAAGTCGTTGGACAGTGTAGATACATTTGATGTGGAGTGGTATTTGGCACAGTACGAGAAACGCCCAGGAACAAAAAGTGAAAAGGTACAGGACAGCACATACAATAATGAGCGCCGATTTCTTTCGGCTTTTTACACTTGGATGCGTAGATCTAAACTCATTGATGAAAACCCTGTGGAAGCAACGGAAGCGAAAAAGATTGCGCTAAAGCCTATTGATTACTTTAGCCGGTCGGAGATTATCCAGATGCGTGACGCTTGCCGAACAAAAAGAGAGCGTGCGATCATTGAGGTATTCCGCAGCACCGGAGCGCGGGTTGGAGAAATCTCAGAGATCAGAATCGACCAGATCAATACAGAAACGGGAGATATACTCATCAAAGGGGAGAAGGGCGGCAGATACCGCACATTATACCTTGATGATGATGCAAGGCACTATTACAATGAATATCTTGAAAGCAGAATGGACAGCAGCCCGTACATGTTTCCACAGACCAGGGCACCATACAATAAAATGAGCGTATGCGGTTTAAGAGTCATAATTAAAGATATTGGAAAGAGAGCAGATGTGAAAAGCGCGGTAT